CTCGCAGACCGAAACGACTCAGAATCTGAAGCCACTCGTACCTCAGGGAATGATTAACCCTAACACAGCAGTCATGCTGGCTTGGTACGACGCCTTCTTCGGGGCCTTCCCTGAAGCCACGCACATTGAGGTGGACCCGTTCATCTCGTTCATCAAGCTGCGCAGCAAGAAGGCAGACCCAGACCAGCTGGCCATCACCCTGCACCTTGCGGAGCAACTCCGTAAGCCAGTGGCCGACGACATCATCAAAGGCATCGTTAGCACACTGCACGAGCTGGACCTCTCTGGCCGTGCTGGGGCGCTGCTCACTAAGTACGACGAAGGCGACGACCTCGAACTCTCGTACGAGCTGCTGATGATGGCAATCAAAGCGCGCTCGGCAATCACTGATGGCTCCAAGCCTAAGTGGGAGTCAGGCTCAATCCTCGACAGCCTCATGGGCGACAGCGACGAAGGTGGTTTGCAATGGGACTGTTTCAACATCCTCCAGTCTGTTCTAAAGGGGCTCCAACCGGGCGACAACATCGGCTTGGCAGCACCTACCGACCAAGGGAAGACCTCCCTGTTGTGCTGGATCGTGTGCCACATGCAACGGCAGGCGGCGCGCTTCGCATCATCAAAGAACGAAGCGGTGGCTTGTATCTACCGGGGCCGTCCTGTATTGATGTTGATCAACGAGGGAACGGCTGCTCGCGTTCGGAACCGACTGTACGGTACGGCTGTCCAGCAAGAGCGTGACGTACTGCTAGAGTGGGCTCGCTCCGGGAAGCTGGAGAAGGAGTTCGCTAAGCAGATGGGCGGCTCCGATATGGTCCGCTGTGTGAACGTGCACGGTAAGAACATGGCTGAGGTTAGCCGCATCATCGAAGAGCACAACCCGCACCTAGTCGTGTCTGACATGACCGGGCGTATCAAGAGTACATCTAACAAGTCCGGTGGCGCTAATGACATCGGGCAACTGGAGGAAGTATGGGACGAGTTCAGGCAGTTAGCTGCAATCCACAACTTCGCACACATCGGCACGGTCCAAGTAAGCGCCGAGGGGTTCAACATGCTGTACCCTCCGATCTCTGCGTTGCAGAACTCGAAGACTGGTATCCAGACTACTTGGGACTTGGCCTTGATCATGGGAGCGCTTACCAACCCGGACGCGAGAGCGTACCGTGGGCTTAGCACCCCGAAGAACAAGCTAGCGAAGTCCGGGCAGAACGGCTTTCAACAATTCCAAGTCTGGTTCGATCCGGGCAAGAACGAGTGGAGCACAGGCTCTTAACCATGTGGACCTTCAACGCAGTCACACAAACGAGCACGTATCGCAGTGACTGCGGCGTGCAGTACACAGTCCTTTGGCCGTACTGCGGCTCTGGGATTCAACTTCAAGCGTGGGTGCCGGTAGGCCCCTTCTGGGAATTGCATTAATGGCACAGCAGTTAATGAAGGGAGAGACATGGAAGGATGCTCTCAAACTCGTACGGGGTAAGGCACGGTTCACGTACCCTATCTACGTAGAGGCCAAGGCCGACGAGATCCGCTGCCGTGTGCTGTACCACCACGGCCACCGCATAGACCTACCGAGCTTACCAACGGTGGAGTATCGCAGCTTCAGCGAGAAGCCTCTGTACAACATGCAGCACTTCGACATGTACTTCCTTGAGTTCTTCCGGCAATGGCCGGGGTGCACTGAGCTGGACATCGGGATTGAGGTGAACGGTAACTTCAACGACTCGTACCGCTGGACCCAATCCAGCTCGGGTATCCCTACCTGCAAGCTGGACAAGAAGACTGGCAAGATCAGCCCAGCCCTGCACGTGAGCATGGTGAAGGCTATCGTGTTCGACCTGCCTGAGTCGGAGCACATGTTCAACCAGCGGGTGCATTACATCGACGCGGCTCAGGAGTTGTTGGCTGAGTGCGGCATGACCAGTAGCCGCCCTGAGCGGCACCTTGCCATGAACGAAGCGCAGGTGCTGTTCATCTACAACACCTTCCGCGAGGCTGGGCATGAGGGCGCTATGGGCAAGACCCTAGACCACACGTACCAGCGCCGCCGAACCTTCGACTGGATGAAGATCAAACCTAGTGAGGATCACGATGGACGGGTCACGGGGTTCAGCGAAGCAATCTCTGAGGATGGCGTACCTCTGGGCCGGGTTGGCTCGATCAATGTGCTCTGCGCTGACGGCTCCACTGCCGCCCCATCGGGTATCCCGCATGCACTTGGCCGTGAGCTGTGGGAGAACCAAGCCCAGTACATCGGCCAATGGATCGAGTTCTACTGCATGGAGCGAGATCGCCAAGGCGGCTACCGCCACCCAATCTACCACCGCTTCCGCGAGGCTAAGCAATGACGTTCAGACTACACCCGCTGCATAGTGCAGACCGGCACGTTCAGGTGATGCTTGAGAAAGGCGTCATCGGATACCACAGCTGGCTTGAAGAGAAGCGCGCCACCGGGCGAACCACAGCTCAGGCACTGCGGGCCATCGCAGACGCCATTGATAAGCCATTCGTATCCGTGGATCTCGTGGACCACAGCGGCCTACGGGCTGGGCATGAGAACCTAGCGGCAACAGCGCGGGCGCTCATCCAAGACCTCGGCCTCTTGCACCTCACGTTAAACAGAGGCAAGCACCCACATGGCTCGGTGCAGGGCATAACCTTCGGAGCGTAAGCAATGCGACTGAATCAGCTAACCCGTGTCGAGGGTAGCGTCGGAGAGACGTTCACCTACGGCACTCAAGGCATGGTAGGCAACCGCTTCGGTGGTGCGCACAAGAACGGCATCGTAGGCCTGCACGAGTACGTGCGTGGTCAGTTGGTGTACAAGAAGGTTAAATGCAGCACGTACCGCAAGGCACAACGGAAGCTGCTCCAGTGGCTGAAGGGGTACAACGTTTGAAGCGACTACTACGCTACCGTTACACGGTCGGCTGGTCCCGCTGCACGTTCGCTGACGTATGCACCAAACCCGGAGAGCCAGCAGAGCGCCACCACGGCGTAGGTCTGCTGGTCAACTGGCGGTCCCTGTGGGTCGGCGCACACTACAGCGAGCATCACAGGCGCTGGTGCATCAACCCATTACCATGCATCACAATCTGGTGGACTAAGCCCGGAGGCTACTTACCGTGACGGATTACAAAACGCTTACCAAGATAGACATCCCGCACATCGAGTGCCCAGCCTTGAACGTGCTGGCTGTACTCGCAGCTGAATCATCGGTTAGCTTCGGGCTAGCCTTAGCTGGTGGGGCAGTTCGTAATGCTGCCTTAGGCTTGCCGGAGTCTGACCACGACATCATCGTATTCGACTTCGACGCTGGCACGTACCCTCAGTTAGTGGGTGAGATCATCCACGTACTGACGGCTGCTGGGTACAACCTCACGCAGATTGACGACGACGAAGAGTACGCCGACGCACGAGTGCAGGCCGTGGCTCAGTTCAGCCATGTTGTGTACCCAGAGCTGGATGTCCTCTTCCACCCGGACGACCGCAGCGTGCAAGAGGTACTGCGGAAGCACGACTACAACATCAACAACTACGTAGCTGTAGTTGACGACATCGCAGACAGCGAACGTCAGACAGCGTACTACGTGGGCACTGCACCTCAGGGTGTGCTGTACCGTCAGCCGTACCAAGAGAGCATCTGCTTTGACCGACAGGCCCACATCGTAGCCATTGCGGATAAGGTGGGTTGGTCTGTACCACCTCGCTTCCGCAACAGCGGGAGCAGCCACCCGGATCTGTTCAAGGGGTAATCATGAGCGAGCCAATCAAGCCGAACAAGATCATGTTCATCGACTTGGAGAACCAGAACAAACCGTACTACGGTGCGGTCGCTTCTCCACGCCACCCGGACAACTACGTCGTAATGGTGGGTCAAGCCATCGACGCTAAGCCGTTCGGCGGTGAGATCACTTCGGTGTACTACGAGTCGAAGGAAGAGGCCAAGGACTGGCTCAAGATCCCGGATGACGTGTGGCTGCTGGTAGCGCACAACGCCCCGTTCGAACTGGACTGGATGTTCAGCGAGACACGGGACGAGATCAACCGCTTTCTCAAGCGAGGCGGTCGGATCTTCTGTACAGCGTACGCCCACTACCTCCTGTCGAACCAGCAGGAGACGTACCCAGCCCTCGGCACCATTGCCCCTATGTACGGCGGTACTCCGAAGGTTGACGGGATCAAGATCCTGTGGGAGCAGGGCGTGCTCACTGCGGACATCGACCGGGCGCTCTTGACTGAGTACCTCGACGGCCCGAGCGGTGACATCGACAACACCCGCCGAGTCTTCTGGGGTCAGTACAAGAAGCTGGTCCAGCGTGGTATGTGGAATATGGCACTCACCCGGATGGAGGGGATGCTGTTCTGCGCAGACGCTTGCTACAACGGGCTGTACGTGAACAAGGATGTAGCGTACGCCCAGATGGCAATCGGTAACCACCGCCTGAACATCCTAGTGGACTCGTTCAAGGAGTGGCGTGACGGCTTCCCAGCTGACGCTGTGTTCAAGGAGACGAGTGCGTACCACATGTCTGCTTGGATCTATGGCGGGCCGCTGAAGTACCGTAGCCGCCTACCATACAGCTACGACGGCAGCCCTGAGCAGTACGTGAAGCAGGACTTCTACTACTTCGGTAAGACGAAGGCAGCAGAGGGTAAGCGGGTTCCTGTGACGGACTTCGCTGACGACGTTACGGGTGAGCGCTTCTGTGACTACGAGTTCGAGCACGGCCCATGCGCCCGCTTCACTGCTGGCAAGAACAAGGGCGAGCCTAAGGTGTTCCGCGAGGACACGCCAGAGGTTAAGCTGAAGTGGTTCGACCTCATCCACAACTGCCCCGGCATTGCCGACATGGGCCTACTACCTGACGCGCTCCAGAAGGAGTTCAACAATGAGTTCACCGGGAAGCGTAAGCTCGCTGACGGGTCGCTTGTGTACAGCACTGCGAAGGATCCTCTGGAGGTGCTTGCTAAGCGGAATGAGTTTCCCGATGACGTCCGAGCTGTGCTGGGGGCTCTTCTGGAGTTTGCCAAGCTCGACAAGGATCTCGGTACTTACTACCTACGGGAAGAGTGCGACGACGACGGCAACGTCATAAAGCAAGCGGGGATGCTCCAGTACCTGAACGAACTCAGCTTCGTGCACCACAACCTGAACATGACGAGCACCATCACTACTCGCCTGTCCTCGAACAAACCGAACTTCCAGAACCTCCCGCGTGGTGGTACATCTGACGTGAAGAAGATGTTCACGTCTCGGTTCGGTGAGAACGGGTATATAGTAGAAGCGGACTACTCAGCACTGGAAGTTGTGTCGCTGGCTGCGTTCTCGAAGGACAAGGCGCTCATCAAGGCTTTGATCGAAGGCATCGACATGCACTGCATGCGCCTGAGTGCGCAGCTGGATGAGCCGTACGAGGATGTGCTGAAGAAATGCAAAGACCAGAGCCACCCAGAGCACGAGCGGTACGACAGGATGCGGACGGACATAAAGCCGAAAGCGTTCTCGTACCAGTACGGTGCGACAGCGTTTGGTATTGCATTCAGCACAGGGTGCTCGGTAGAAGAGGCGCAGGCGTTCATCGACAACGAGAAGGCGCTGTTCCCTGACGTGGAGGCATGGTTTGAGGACTCGGTGTTCCCAACGGTTGAAGCATCAACGACGCGCCATCGGGAAGAGGTTGACGGTACATGGCGGGTTTACGGTGTCGGTACATGGGTTAGCCCAGCGGGTACGACCTTCGAGTTCCGGCAATGGCCTAAGACTGTTTGGTCTAAAGGCCAGAAGTCTACCATCATGCAGTACAAGCCAACTCAGATGCGCAACTACCCTATTCAGGGTGAGTCCGGGTTCT